GCTTATCCATTTGGTTTAGGAGGTTTAATAGTTCGTTCTTGTTCATATGATTGGAATATAATAAATCTTCTTGACGTCTCCTAATTAATCAGGTTCTTGTTCAAAAATATTCATTGAGCTTTCCAATACATCTTCTTCCTCGTAGATATCGAAATCCATACCACCTAAAATCTTACTCCATTCAGCAGCATGATCATCTTTATATGATTTGATTTCTTTATCGGTATCATTAATAAACCCGTGTGGAGTCATAATAATTTTACCTCGAGTTGTAATACCATTAATGTGGTTTTTATCAATTTGAATGTTAGTACGCTTAGCGAATTCAACTTGTTTACCATCTTTAATAGCTTTGATTTTACTAGTACCAGCATTTGAAACGTTACCAAAAGTAATTACAAACGTAGCGTCAAACCACATAGCAAAACCTCCCTTATTCATAAGTTTTGGTTGTCCCATAGGTACTTCAGCTTTTGCTGTCCAAACCTTATTTACACATACTAACGTATTAGTATATTGTGAAGATTCTTTACGTGATAATGTAATTTTTTGGTTTACGTTGTTACCAAATTGTGTACTCATTGCACCTGCATTCCATTCATTGTTGTTTTTGTTTGAACGAACTGATAAATCACAAGGTACTGAACCGATTGAATCCCATAGGAACAATAAATCATACGGTAAGTTACCTTTTTTCTGTTCATCTAACAAATCTAAAACAAATGCAGCTACATCTTCAATTGTGTGTAAAGTTTCCCTATCTACATAAAGGAAAAATCCACTGTAATTTCCAACCTCACCTGTTTCCTCGTCTACTTGAGTGTTTACTTGTAAACCCATTTGTGTTGCGTGTTCCCAATTCCATTTCATCTCAGTAATAATGAATACTGGTAATACACCTGCTCGTTGAGCAGCAACTGCTGCCTCAATTAATGCTGTTGTTTTACCTGTATCACTATGTCCACGAAGTAGAACAATGTGCCCAGTTGGAATACCAGGCACACTTGTTACTTCTTGAAATGCTGGACTAAGGGGAATCCACTTCTGTTCTTTAAACTTAACGTTACCATTAAGCAATTTTTTCTCCTTAAATTTATCTAAATTGAAATTAGACTTAATTTCTGCGGAGACAGCAGCCGTTAGCGATTCGCTTTTCTTAGTTCTAGCCATAAATTTAATTTAATTAGAAAGGTAGATCGTTGTCGTCCTCGTCTTCAAACAAAGCATCAAATTTTTCTGCTTTACTTGTTTTAGTTGTTGCAGGAGTTTTCAAGGCATAATTTTTAACAGGAGCTGCTTCCAATTCTGCTTCTACTTCATCCTCGTCATCAATAATAGCACCTTCTTCTGGTTCCTCAGGTGACAACCAAGTTTGTAATGTTTCTTTAATTGACTCGTAAGTGTTCTTACGTTGAATTTCTAACAATACAGGTTGTTCTGTAATGAAGTTTTCAATTTGAGATGCATCTGCGCTCAAAGGAGTAGTTTTAGGTTTAATTCTGATAGATGTTTTTAATCCTTGACGTCCACCGATATCACCTTTGATAGCTTCAACTGTAAAGTCTCTACCTTCGTTGATGTCTGTGTAATCGCCGTAATCTTCATCTTCAGCAATACCTAAAAGTTGCATGTAAATTTCTTTACCAAATTCCCAAAGGCGTACACCTTTTTCTTCCTCACCACGTACAATTACGGGAGCAAAGATACGCATTTTAGGGTCCAATTTCTTAGCCAATACCCAGTTTTCTCGGTCGTTGGTTTTACGTAATTGAGCAGCAAATTCTACAATTGGGTCTTTTTCACCCCAGTTAGTTAAGGCGTAGATAGGAAATTTCGAAAATCCATAGTGAACTAAAACCTCTTGAAATGGGTTTTGTGGATTCAATTTTGAAGGTACAATACGAATTTGGTACTTACCTTCTTGTTTTGGTTTCCAGTAAACTTTTGTGTAATCGATTTTTTCTTTCTTGCCTGTGTTGTTCGTCGACTGTAATGTGTTTAGTCGTTGTTTGATAGCATTAATATCCATGATTTTTATTTATTAGTTTAATGTCGGAAATATAAGAACGAGGTATTGTATAACCAAGTTAAGGTGAGCCCTCTTTTAAAGGGCTCTTTATTTTTATTATTTACCAGTTATTAAAATTGGAGTATTTGGGGCAATTAGTGATAATTCTTCAGGAGTAAGAGAATCAGCTATTTTAGCATTTTCAGCTGCTATTAGATTCTGTAAATCTAAGTCTAAAACTTTATTGTAAATAGCTCTTACTTTAGGGTTTTTATTACCTTCTATATCTACCCCATGAAAATCATCAGCAGATATTACTACACCTTCACCGTTCACCGTTTGCATAATTAAAGCATTACCCGTCCAAGCTTTTTTCCATTCAGTATCATCTACTTTCACTTGAACCTTCATTCCTTTATTTTTATACTTTTCATCCCATAAACTATCAAGAGATATTCTAATATCTGATTTAGGGACACCTAATTTATTAGCAACCATTGAAATGGTTCCTTCTAATTCATTAGCTATTTTATCATATAGAGCTTTTTTTTCAGGTGATGCTTGAAAAGGATATGTTTCTGATGTTTCTTTTAGCAATGTACCTTCAGTAATAAATTTTCTTAAGTCAAAATTGTCTGCCTTTTTCATGTTATTCTATATATTATAAATATACAAAGGGAATTCTAGATTACTCGGAAATATACAAAAAAGGCTTGGATAAACCAAGCCTAATTTAAGAAATTTTTAATTATTTTTTTAAATTTCATCAGGTTTACTAAAGTAATACATACTCATTTCTTCACGCATTGCATCTTCTAATTCCTTATCAGACATTTGTTCAACATCCTCAAGATATTGTTCAAATTCACCCCAACCTTCATCATCTTTAATGAATTGTTTAGCTGAGACTTCTTTGTTATTAAATTGTTTTAAATATTCAAATGCTTTTTTAGGATTGATTGTGTAAAAATCACCACTTTCATCACTTAATTCTTCATCTTTAACAACATATTTGTTATTAACAGTGTTTTCTTTTAATAAACGACCTTCAGTAATGAATTTTCTTAAATTGAAGTTATCTGCTTGTTTCATGTTATCTAATATGTTATAAATATAATAAAAGAAATTTAAATCGCCAAACCGGTTTTTTAAAGCTCAACAATCTTATAAACTTTTGTATTCAATTGTTTTAACTCATTATGGTTGGTTAACAAGATACAGTTTTTATAATGTTGCCAATTTACACGGTAAGATGGATCAACCACTCCCCCGTTCAATTTTTTAATCAAATCATTCAACGCATTAATTGTATATAATGTGTTGGTTTCTTTCTTTCTATGTACTAGGATTGTATTCATTGGAATACCCTCAACATTGCCCTGCTCCACGTTGTATGTAACAACATACTCGTCTGTACTTTTTACATAAAGCACAAACATCTTATTATACATAATTGTATATGCCCTAGTCAGATCACTAATTAGTGTCTCTAAATTCTCTAGTGCTGTAAATGTACAAAATAACTTATTGTTCACGTCTTTTATGTTTGTCGAATCGAAATCGTATCCGTCATACGTATAGTCATTCTTCTGTAAAATCGTATGTTTTTCCATAACTTGTTTTTGTCTGTAACCTGTATTTATTAAATATTTGTTTTATCTCGTTTTCTATATTTTCCTCACCCTCACCTAGCTCAAACAAAAACGAATCGTACGTATATAATACAATTTTTGTTTTCCGCCCTAGTAATAGCTTATGTATATCCATCAATATACGAACATTTATTGCGGATTCCACGTTCTGCAACATATAGTTAAACAGCTTCTGCGGATTCATATTCTCCAGTTTGTCTTTTTCAAAGCAATAACCCGAAATCGGCACAATAACTTGACCGGAGTTATTAAACGCCTCCCAATTTATTGCCACGAATTGTTTTACTTGTTGAAAAAATTCAAGGTGCTCATACTCTTTAAATACGCCTCCGTATAATTGCTTAAACGTGATTTCTTTTGCTTCTTTGTAGCTCGTTTGATAGAGATCCGCGAACGCTTGGTGGACATCTGGGACGCCAAAATCATAGGCAAGTAAGCGACCGACAATAGTAGGATGATATGCACTAATATCGAACTCAATAAACCCATGACTCGATATGTAGCTTCTCCTTGCGCCATTTTCTTTATTTATTGCTGCGAAATTAACGCCATTAAAAGAGTTACTTGGTCTACGTGTTGTTGTAGCCAAATTGTAGCTTGTGTATATTCTATCATCTTTGATAGAATAAGGTTCATTGTTGAGTTCATAGTGTTTATCAAATTCATATTTATCTATTTTTAATCCGTTTTTTTCTATACCAAAGAATGCTAGTACCGCCTTGTTGTTGTAAAAATCAAAATATGGTGGTAATTCCTTAGGTATTACACTACGAACTTGTTTATAAATATGTTCGCATTTTTCGTAGTGTTTGCTTAATGGTACAAGCTTATTAACCTTTGGATAATCCGTATGGTGAGAATAAAAGTAATTATGTGCTTGTGTTTCGGTTTGTATATACGTAGGGTTAAGTATAGACAGGTCGCACAAGCTTTTAATAGGAAAATAATACAATGCTGTCTTCTTATCGCGCACCCACACTTTACCTATTTTTTGTAGTAACGCGTCTATAGTTGTCTTATTAAGCGAGGACGTCTCGCTATGGTCAACGCATAACATATAACCCTTTGTGTCATTAAACGGTCTTATATACACTAAAGACACGTCGTTTAAAACAGGGTGTACGTTATCGTGATGGGGAATTATCTCAACGAATGCTTCCGCTATCGTTTTGTGAGTTAAATACTCCAGTGCTTCTTCCGTCTCTATTATCCAAAACATAACCTTGATTTACTCCATTAATATACGAACCCGAAGTTGAAGTTCCAAGTTGATTGTAATATTTTGTGTAATCAAATTTTAAGTATTCATTAAATTTATATAAATTATTCTTTTGAATAGTTAATTCAACTATATTACGGTTTGTTTTTTCTACTTGATCTATATTACCTGTTAATTGCCAAGGTATATTAAATGGTTGATATC